CAAGATAATATTTAATCAAGGAGTTTTAATGAAACTAAGCGAATATATAAAGAAAATGAGGATGACAAAAAAAGATTTTTCTGTTGACTCTGGAATAACGCTATCAACTGTAAATAAATATGTTTATGGCACAAGGATTCCAAGAAAAGAACACATGGACATTATCGTTAAAGAAACTAAGGGAGAGGTTACACCAAACGATTTTTACGATTCACAGGTCTGATCGTGTCTTTTGAGTCAATGTCTTGGGCTGTCAAACAAAATACTGGGAGTCCAATTTCTAAATTAGTATTGCTGATGTTGTCGAATTATGCTGACGATGAACACAGATGCTATCCAAGTATCAATCACTTAGCAAATCTTTGTCATTGCTCTGTCAGAACTATTAACAGGAATATTAAAGAACTAAAAGAGTCTGGTCTTATAAAAGTTATTAAGCATCCTAGAAAAAACATGTGGAATCATAACATATACATTTTGGGTAGCGACAAATCTGCACTTATGACAAATAAGGTAATCAGTAACGACACAGTGGCACACAATACTAATATAAATAAAAAAAAGCATACGTTTGAGAAACGAACCAAAAATAAAAACTTTTTACTAGGATAAACAACATGAAAAAAATTGATGGGGTCTTTAGTGTCGATGATTTGAGAGATGCTATACAAGACTTATACACAGGCAAATCACACAAGCAATATGATTGTGGATATGAGGCAATGAAACCATATTTTAAGCTAATCAAACCGAGTTTCAACTTGATAACAGGCACACCAAACAGCGGTAAGAGTTCTTTTGTTGCTGACGTTATTATGAACAATGCAAGAGACCATAGTTTTAAATATCTTATATTCTCTCCAGAACATTCTTTAGCTGTAAATGTCAAAAGACTTTGTGAGAAGTTTATTAAGAAACCATTTGATATCATGTTCAAAAACAGAATCAATGAAAAAGAGTTATCCAATTCGCTTGATTTTATATCAAAGCATTTTTATTTTATTGACCATGCAGATGATAGTCCAGATATTGACTGGATTCTGTCTAGGTGCTATGAATCTGCTGATTATCTTGATGTTGATGGTATCGTTGTCGACCCATACAATGAAATCAACCCCACAAGAAATAACTTGCGAGAAGATGAACACATTAGTTTGCTGATTAGTAAGATAAAAAAATTCAACAGGGAAACAAACACCATTACTTTTATGGTTGCACATCCGAACAAGCAGATCAGACAAGCAGATGGTAGATATGTTGTCACTAGTGCCTATGATATAAGTGGGAGCAGTCACTGGTTCAATAAAAGCGATACGATTATGATAGTTAACAGGGATGTAGATAAAGGTTTAACTGATTTTAGAGTTTGCAAAGTTAGAGAAATGAATGTGCAAGGTAATCTTGGAGAGTTCAATTTAATCTGGGACACGTCAACTAGAAGTTTTAGAGATGTTGATGACATTCCATTAATCTCTGCTAAAAGTAAAAAAAATCCTTTCTAAGTCATTGATAATACTTAAAAATTAATAATTTATTTTTACTCCCCCACTAGAAATTTAATTCTGGACATGGTACAATATGGGTATAACATAAACTAAAGGAGTTAAAGTTATGACAAAAATAGATCAGACAAGTATTGGATATCTTGCCAGTTTCTATAAGGACAAAGATAGAGTTCTAAGTTCCAAAGAAATACAAGACCAGATATTACTTGCTCTCAAACACAGAGGTCTGATGGAAGTTGATGAGGATGGCATGGGAAAGTATCTCAAGAAAAAACCACTGATACAAAAACTTTATCAATGGTTGCCAAACATCAAAAAGACATCTATCAGAACTCAGTTGAACAATCTATTCAAAGATGACGTATTGAAAATATCAATTAAGTACAAGAGCAAACCTTACGTCATTAAAGGTAGGTCGTACAACTTGAGATGGTCTGGTGTTAAACATCTTCATACCAAGAGTGGAATGTTGTTAGACATACTCATGGGTGATGACCCACAAAAGAGGTTCAAGTACATCACCGATGCAGTTAAGTCTGGATACAAGTTTAACATAGACGTGTAAACATAGGAGTGGGTATCTCCTCAAACCTACCCAAATAGTTAATGAAACAAACGAGAGGAAATAAAATATGAAACACACAGAAACAAAAAGCATTGATGGTCATGAACAGATGGTCATCGAGCCAGATGTAAAACAGTCAGTCCGATTGGGTTTTGATAAATTCAAAAGGAATGGCGAATGGATTGACCTTCGTATGCAGATAAACTATTCAGAAACTGAAAAAATTTATTATGCTCAAATGTATGCTAAAGATGAAGATGGTAGTTTTACCGATCTTAAACTTCAAGTAGAGTTCGAGCAATTAGACTTATCTGGGTCTGTAGAAGATAGACTTGGATTAGTTTATAAATACGAGTAAAAGTATGGAGTGGGTATCTCCTCAAACCTACCCAAATGTAATAGGAGAAATAAAATATGTTTAGCAAAAAATTAGAGAAATTTAAAAGAGCAAAACTAAACCATCATGGGCTTTCTATTAAAGATAGAATCAAAAAGGTACAGCGTCAGGCATCCGAAATAGGATCAGACTTGACTTGGTCTCAAGCTAAGAAACTTTATCGCAAAAGTATTAAAGGTGATGTTTATATGAATGACGTTTATCAGGTAACATTACTTAATGGAACTGACTGTGACCATATGGTTCATTTAGAAGAACTCAAAGGTAAATGCTCATATTTGAGTATTAAAAGAATAGATAAAGAACCTATACATGATTGGAGACATTTACAAGAAATAAAAAATCAATTATGTGGAGATGAACGAGAGGCATTAGAAATCTATCCTGCTGAAAGTCGTTTAGTAGACACTGCTAATCAGTTTCATCTTTTTGTACTACCAAGTGGAAACCACATCCCATTCGGATTTACAGGAAAAAGACTTGTGGATAAAACCGAAAGGGCAGGTCTAGTTGGAGAACCAAAACAGAGAGGTGTTGAATGACTACATTTGATTTAGTAAATATCGTTTTGACTGTCGTATTAATTCACTTGATGATTCTTTACTAGACACAGATTTATTTTTACTATATAAAAAGATATATATGCCTAAAATAGTAAATAAATCAGAAGAACACTCAAGAATTGTACACAGACTCTCAGGACTAGGCATAACACATGACCAGATATGTGACATGCTCCGTATATCGAAACCCACACTATACAAGTATTACAATGAAGAGTTAAAGCTAGGCAAAGCAGATGCAACTGTGCAGGTTGCAGAAAATCTTTTTAGAATTGCATGTGGCAATGACAAAAATGCTTTAACTGCAATGATTTTTTGGCTCAAAACACAGGCAAAATGGAAGGAGACAGATGTCTTAGAAGTTACAAACACAACAGAGCAAAATGAAAAATTCAGAAAACTTGTCAACGACATTCGAGGGTTTAAGTTATCAACAGAAAATAGCAACAAATTTGATAACGGACTGGATAAGCAAAGCAAGACCCAAACAGATAATATCTGACGACCCCAGATATAACATTCACATGATGTTAGCAGGACGTGGATTTGGCAAGACGATATCCGGTGCTTATGACCTTATCCAATATTGTTTACTCAATGATGGTGTGACTACGTCAGTGGTAGCACCCACATACTCTGATTTAAAACGTGTCGTATTTTCAGGTGAAAGTGGATTGATTAAACTAATCCCACCAGATTTATATGGTGGCAAAGGTTACAACAAGACTGATGCTACTATCGAGTTCTATAATGGGTCGACTATTATTGGCATACCTGCTGAGTCTTATGACAGGTTAAGAGGAATAAACATAAGTAGGGCGTGGTGTGATGAGTTAGCATCATGGAACTATCCAGAGGCATTTGATAATTTGATTATGGCATTAAGACTTGGACAGAATCCTAAGTGTATTATCACAACAACACCAAGACCTACCGCACTGATTAAGAGTCTGGTCAAGCGAGAAGATGTGCAGGTTATTCGTGGCTCTACTTTTGAGAACATGAGCAACTTAGCACAATCATCTATTCAGATGTATAAAGATACTTACGAGGGTTCAACACTAGGTCGACAAGAATTGTATGGTGAGATTTTAGAAGATGTAGATGGTGCTTTGTTCAACTACAACATGATTGACAATAACAGAGTCACAAGCATACCAGACTTGGAGAGAATTGTTGTAGCTATCGATCCGGCAGTTACATCTAATCAAAACAGTGATGAGACAGGTATCATTGTTGCAGGTCGTGATACGTTAAATAACTTCTATGTTCTTAAAGATGCAAGTTGTATAGCATCTCCTGATGTATGGATTAAAAAAGCAATAGAGTTGTATAAAACTTATGATGCAGATAGAATAATAAGTGAAGTTAATAATGGTGGAGACTTAATAGAAAAACTTTTAAGAACTCAAGATGCTTTAGTTCCTTATCAAAGCGTAAGAGCCACTCGTGGTAAGCAAATAAGATGTGAGCCGATAGTCTCACTTTACGAGCAGTCAAGAGTTAAGCATTGTGGTAATGACTTAAAAGAGTTAGAAGAACAGATGTGCCAATTCACAGGTAATAATGCTAAGATACATGATGACAGAGTTGACGCTTTGGTTTGGGCAATAACTTCACTCCAAAATAATTCTGGAAAAGCAGTATTTAGGATTAGTTAATATGGGTATATTTGACAAGTTTTTTAAGACAGACAATTCGACCATTCAAAAAAAAGAATCACCAAAAGTGATGATTAACAAACTTAGTGCCTACTCAACCAATTCAAGTAGACGTTACAAAGACTATGCAAAAGATGGCTACCAAGATAATGCCATTGTGCATAGGTGTATTCAGCTAATAGCAAACAGTGCATCAGCAGTTGATTTATGCGTTTATGATGACGACATAAAACTAGAAAACCATGAACTATTATCATTGTTAGCAAGACCTAACCCAACACAATCTGGAGTAGAGTATTTCGTATCAATGTATTCTTATCTGCTAATCAGTGGCAACTCTTATCTACTTAGAGATACAGAAGGCTCTACTAAACCTAGAGAACTATACTTGCTTAGACCAGATCGTATGAGAATCAATGCAGGTACAAGTATGATTCCAGAGTCATACGATTATGTAATTAATGGCACAGTTCAAGCATCTTACCCAGTCGACCCATCAACAGGTGGTGGTCAAATCAAACACATAAAACTATGGAATCCACTTGATGACTTCTATGGTCTGTCACCAATAATGGCAAGTGCCTATAACATAGACCAACATAATCTTGCAGGTATGCACAACGTAGCATTGCTTAAAAATGGTTGCACACCATCTGGTATGCTTAAATTTGAGCCAACAGACGAGACAGGCATGTCTACAAGTTTGACTGACGAGCAACGAGCAAGACTGCTTGAGGATTTAGAGTTTAGATTTCAAGGCACAAACAACACAGGTAGACCAATGCTACTTGAGGGTAACTTTGATTACACACAACTAGGACTCAATCCAAAAGACATGGACTTCCTAGATTTGTTAAACTTGTCAGCAAGAGAGATAGCATTAGCGTTTGGAGTGCCAAGTCAATTAGTTGGAATACCAGATAGCCAAACTTACAGTAACATGGAGTCTGCAAAACTTGGTCTATACGAAGAAACAATCATACCACTTCTCAAACGAGTTGAGTCTGACTTAAATGAATACTTAGCACCACTTTATGACGGAAACATAAGTGTAAGATACGATTTAGACTCGATACCTGCAATGGCTGAAAAAAGAAAAAGAGTATATGAAAATGTGGTAGCAGGAGTTAATGCAGGAATCATTACAAGAAACGAGGCAAGAGAACGACTAGGTTTACAAGACGTAGAGGGTGGAGACGATTTATACATCCCAAGTAATCTATTCCCAATAGGAGAAGTAGAGCAGTCAGATGAAGATAGTGATGAGCCAGTAACACCAAACAACACTCAAAAAATGTATGAAGAAGTATATGGGACTGATGGTTTATGTCCAGATTTGAGTGATGGTGTACCACTGATAAAGACACAGGTAGCAATGGACACATATACGACAAGAGGTGAGGCACAAGATAGAGCAAAAGAAATAGGTTGCACTGGCACTCATACCCACGAAGAAAATGGCAGAACAGTTTATATGCCTTGTACGAGTCACGATGAGTATGTGAATCTTATTAAGTCAAATAAATCACAAATTGCTATGGACACTTACACTACAGAAGAAGAGGCACTCGATAGAGCAGATGAGATAGGTTGCGTTGGTACACACACACATGAGGAAAATGGTCAAACTGTTTACATGCCATGTGAAAGTCACGATGAATATGTAAATCTAATAAAAGACGACAAGGCAATTTCAGATTTGAATTTAACACCAACAGACGCTATGGTCGAAGAGGCAAAAAGAGGTCTGGAGTGGAGAGCAAAATTCGGTAGAGGTGGCACTGCGGTAGGTGTAGCAAGAGCAAGAGACATAGCAAACAAAACCAGATTATCACCAAATACAATACTTAGGATGTATTCTTTTTTCTCAAGACATGAAGTAGATAAACAAGCAGAGGGATTTGATAGAGGAGAGGATGGCTTTCCATCGGCTGGTCGCATCGCTTGGGCGTTATGGGGCGGTGATGCGGGATTTGCATTTGCTAAAACCAAAAGGGATCAGATTATGCGAGAGAGAGAAAAGTCATTTGATGATTTTGAGTATATTCCAGAGGCGTGTTTAGATACCAAAGAAGTTAAAGATTACGAAGAAAAAGCACCACTAACTGCAAAGGTCAAACAAGGTTTACAAGGCAAGGTAGATAAACATAACGAGAAATATGGTAGTCAAAAAGGTAAAAGAGTTAATGTGAGAATGTTGGGTGCAGTATTTCGTCGCGGAGTTGGCGCATATAGAACGAACCCGCAATCAGTAAGACCAAGTGTTAGAGCATCTGGTGGAGAGGACAGGTGGGCGTATGCGAGAGTCAATGCTTTTCTTTATGCAGTCAGAACAGGTAGGTTTAGAGGTGGTAAATTTGATTTGGATTTACTCCCATCAGGTCATCCATTGTCATCTAAGAAATGACAGTCAAAGTCACGACAAAGATGTTAGAGAAAGTGCATAAATCATATCCACTTACAATGGTCGACTGGTTAGACCACACAGCAGACTCTAGGTGGGTAGATGATATCGAGGAAAGCAAGTATGCTATATGTAGGACTATTGGGTGGTTAGTCGCAGAAGATGAAGATGTTATTAAAATAGCCAATGCAATAACTCAAGACTCTGGTCTTGGTGGAATATCTGTTATACTTAAAAATTGTATTATTAATCAATATGACATAGACATGAATGACCAAAGATGAGAAAAAACATCTTAGTAAGGTGATAGACATAGGTTGCATAGTTTGTAGAAATATGGGTTATCACACACCTGCTGAGATACATCATATCAGAAATAAGACTCTCGGTAGACGTTCAAGTCATTATGAGACTATACCTTTATGCCCATATCATCATCGTTCATCCAATTACTCAATTCATTTGAATCCTAAGTATTTCATCAAGCATTTTGGCACAGAACAAGAATTGTTAAATGAAGTAAT